ATCCGTGTGGCTTTTGCAAGTGGTACGCACTTCGGATATTTTCTTTTGCTCCCCTTCGATCTTCCGCAAGGTTGATACTTGCCGTCCTTCTTCGGTGCTCCAATGTCCACCCATTTCTCGTTCACCCATTTTCTTAAACCCATTATTTTCTCTTTTTAGATTTTTTCTTTTTGCCACCTGGTTTTATTTTACCGGAGCAAACAGCTGATCCATACATGTTTGCATATGCAGAGGGGTAAACTTTAAATTTACGCTTTGCTGCTGCTTTACCTTTAGCACAAAGTTTAGCCATAAACTACCACCCTACATTCAGGACAATTTTTTATAAATCTTAAATGTCTATTACATTTAGTTGCAGCCATGGGTTTAGGTACAATGACCTGAGCTTGTTTTTGCTCTTTAATAAATAAACTTTTAACCCAAGTCCAAATACTTAGCATGCTCTCATTCCTTTTTTGTAGCCCATTCTTTTTGCAACTTGTGGAGCTTTCTTTTTTAAAGCTCTTATACCTTTACCTTTTTTACCTGAAGGTATTTTCTTTTTTGATTTCATTATTTTTTTCCTCCTTTAAATATTTGAGTTCCTTTTATACCATAAATACTTGCTACAACAAGTATCCATAAATTTGTAAACCATTTTGGAAGTTCTGAAAACATTTCAAAAAACAGTTTTACCTTGTCCATCGCAGTCGGATCGTCCGATACCACTGCCCAAGCTAAAATTGCTATAGGTAAACTTAAGATTATGAGAACCGCCTCGTCCTTCCAGTCAGATTGTCTCGACTCTAAAAGTTTCCCTTGGTAAGCTTCTTCGCCGCTAGCCATTTTTGATGCATGCATAAGCTGTGCATCAGACATTGCCATCTTCGTCTTCTGCTTGTTAGCATAAATTTTACTACCAGCAGAAACGGCTAATTTAATTGCCGAGAACCACATTGATTAGCACCAAGTTGCTTTTTTGCTTTTAGAAGCTAGCATTCTTCTTGTGCCTCTAACTTCAACTGTTTGAGCTTCGTCAGCTTTTGGAGTTTGGATTACTTTTCCACCTTCTGGTGTACCAATTTCCATTTTAGACTTAACTTCTTTTTTAGTTTTTTTCATAATATCTCCGTTTTTAATTGTAATACTCTTTTTTTACAGTTTTTTCTATATTTTTTTATTCCTATTACTCATTTCTTGCTTTGTAATTGAAGTTGCTGCTCTTAATTCAGCTAAATCTTCTGTTTGATCTAGTTTTTCTTCGAAATTCATTTGATTCATCATAGCTTTCATCTTATCAAGACTAATTCTGTCTTCATCTTGCTCTCTTCTACGTTGATTTTCTTGTGCTCTTATATCCAACTCTCTAGATTTTAGTTTAGCAATTGGATCATTACCAAAATTACCATTAATTTTTTGTTCTTCTTTTAAAAATTCATCTGTCATCTCTGCAATCAAGATTGCTTTTCTAGATTCTATTCTCATATTTAATTGCATAACCATTTGTTGCATTTGTGGGTCTTGCATTGCTTGTGGGTTCTGTTGAATAGTTTGTAGTTGTTGTATTTCTTTTTGAAACTCTAATTCAACTTGTTCCAATGCCATCAAAGAGACATGTTCAAAAATATTTTTCTGTAAAGAAGCATTAATTGCAGGATTGTTCTTTGCAATATTAGTTCCCATAAAATTTAAATGAGATGTAATATGTGCTCTATGGTCTTGACCTTTAAATGCTTGGAAAGGAACACCTGATAAAGAATCAATATGTTCTAAGGCTGGATCTTTCGGCATAGGTTGAGGTGGTTTCTTTAAAATAAGATCTACATTTTTCACACCCAATGCTTCGTACATACCTCTGTATGCATTATACAGATTATGAATCTGTGGATTGGATTGCGCCAGTTGCAATTCCGTCTGAGCGAGGGAAATACGCTGTGTTTGAGAAAAAATGTTAGGATCTGCAACTGGAACAATATCAATTTTATCATCAAAGTCTGATTGTTTAATCATTCTTTGACCACCCACAACATCGTATGGGTATTCTTCTGGTAAATATAATTTAAAAACTCTTGCTAGTAATCTGAATTCATTTTTAAGAGATGAATAAAGTCTTTTATGGATCGCAGACATTGTTCTCGATCCTCTTTCTAAAAGCGCAACTGTCGTACCCACTGCTGCTTGTTGATTACCCTCACCTACTTGCAAGTCTGCTATTGAAGCAAATCTTTGACCTGCTTGTACTACGACGCCCATAAGTTGTAATAAGGTTTGAGAAGGCTCTTTAAAAGGTAAAGTCATAAATGAATCTCTAATGTTTCCACCAGGTGCATCTACATCTCTGAACTCGCCGGGTTGAATGGCTTGAGCATCGTCTCTAATTCTAATTCCTCTTTGTTTAAATCCAGCGGGTAAGTTGGATAAAGTTCCTGCGTCGAGCAAGGATCTTAAGGCAGCGGTTGCTGTTCTAGACAGTCCACCGATCATATGTATTAAACCAAAACCATAAAAGCCTAAGCCTGGTAAAAATTTAAAATGTACAAAGAAAGAGATCTTAGTTCTTTTTTCATCTCCTACTTCATAGTTTCTTCTTATAGACAAAACCGAACGAGAGTTTTCTTCGATCGTTACAATATAAGGAAGTTTTATTCCAGTAGGTTCCCCATCGGGACTTCGATCTTCAAAACCCTCAAGGTCAAGATTAACATGACATTCGAGTAAAGAAAACATATCTTCGTTCCTACCTTTTCTTATTCCTTCTAATTCATTTTCTTTTTTATCTAATTCTGTTTGGTCACCATAACCAGGTGTTAATTCAATATCTCTATAAAAACCTGTGACTTGTTGTTTTCTTAATTCGTTTTCAGATATTTTAACTCTATGAATAATAGAATCAGCATCTTCTAAAGAAGTTGCTGAATAAGGAACAATTAAATCATCTGCTGGAACAAACTTAGAAACAGCTCTTCCTAATAAATCATCATAATAAACTTTTTTAAACGCAGATCCTGATAAAGGTAAATAAAATAACATTTGATCAAAGTCAGCTTCGTATTCTTTCATTTGATCCATAAGCTGATAGTTCATGAATTCTTTAACACGATTAGACTGTTGTTCTTTTTGTGGTGTTGTTGCACCAATGACTTGAGTTCTTACAGGTCCTTGGGCCGGGAGCAATTCTTTATAAGCCAAGGCTTGGAATTGAGTGACTGCTTCCGCTAGTACAGGGTGCGTGGCCCCCGAAGCTCCTTGAAAGGGTTCTGATTTTTGTTCATATTTAAATCCTAATAAATCTAAACCTTGAGTGTAGGCTCTTTCCCAATCTCTTCTTGAAGATTTATAGTCTGTAAAGTTTGAAAAGAGTTCTGAACCAAGAGGCGATAATATTTCCTCTGGTAGTAATTCAGCCAAGTTATCATAATGATTTTGACTTTGTGCTTGGTTAAAGGCTCCTGGCTCAAAATTTATTTCTACACCACCATCTTCAGTTGGTGTAATTTCAGTATCACCTTGTTCAGGTAATGCTTCTTGTAATTCAATATTTTCTTCTTGAGCTTTTTCTGCTCCCTCTATCTCAATAGATTTTTTAACTTCGTTTGGAAGTGCTTTGTCTATATCTGCCATTATTTTTCTCCAATTTTACAGTCTTAACAGTATTATACTCAACATTCAAGCCTTGAGGTTGAGGTCCTGATTTAGGTGGTACCGTTTTAGTTAGCTTCTTATAATTACTAGGGGTTTTAAATTTAAATGTCATTTACCAATAATAAGTTCTTTTCCTTTGGGGTGAAACTTCTTCTATATAGTCTTCTGGGTGTTGAATCAAGCCTCCTTGTCTAAATCTCATTACAGCTTGGGTCATTGAGTCAACTAAATCATCATGATCGCCATAAGGAAAAGCAGCACATTCTTCAATGACTTCTTGCGCAAAACTTTTTTCTTTAGGTGCCCATATCATTCCAGACTCAAAAAGAGGTGCTACAGCGTTTACCCTTGTATGTTTATCATTTCCTTTTGATGGTGTAAAATTGACTACAGGTATTCCCATCTTTCTTAATTCATAAGTTAAAGGAAGTCCCGATGCTTTGGCTTCCACTAATACTGTTTCAGGCTGCCAATAATCATATTGTTCTTTAGCCACTCTTCGAAGATCAGGGAACTCTAATCGTTCTTTCATAGCATCTAATAAAATTAATTGTTCGGGTGAATCATCGTTTTGTCTAAACACTCCCCAAGTTGTAATAGCAGAATAGTCTGCTGTTTCTTTTTTCATAAAAGCTGTATCATAAGATTGGATAACATGTTGAAGTGCTGGCATATCTTCTTTTTCCCAATCTTTCCACCACTCACGTTTTATAATTGCACCTTCTTCTGAAGTTGGATTTTGCATGTATTGAGCATTCCATTTAGCTATACCTGCTGAAGCCTTAACAGCTTCTAAATCTTCCAAAGACCAATACTCTGGCCAAACAGGTTTTCCGCTATCCATAATTGCTGGAAACTCTATTACTTCCCATTGATCAGCTTTAGCTTCTTTAGCTCCCGCATTTACAAGTTGTGCTGTTAAATCTTTGGTTGACCATCTTGTCATTACTAAAACAATTCTTCCGCCTGGTTGCAAACGTTGTCGTGGTCCTGAAGTATACCACTCATATGCTTTTTCAAATGCAGTAGGTGAATAAACATCTTGCTC